GAATGAGGCCGCCGACGGAGTAGCCCTGGTTCGCGTTCGCGTTGACGCGCCAATCCGCCTGCTCCACGTACTCTTCCACTGTGGAGATCGGGTCGATGTTAACAGTCAAAATCTCGTCCTTTCTACGATGGGTCTTCGATTATACAGCCACGGGGGCCTTGATGGCGGGATGGTGTTTGTACCCGGCCGATGCGTATATATCACTCATTTGATAGTCGAATATCGATGGCGCCTTCTTGAGGCTAAGCTCGGGGAACGGGTAGGGGTTGCGGGTGATTTGTTCTCGCACAGCCACTACGTGGTTCTTGTACACATGGCAGTCTCCTCCAGTCCAGATGAACTCGCCTACGTCGTAGCCTGTTTGCTGTGCGACCATGTGCGTCAACAAGGAATACGACGCGATATTGAAAGGCACGCCCAAGAACAAGTCCGCACTGCGTTGATACAACTGGCACGAGAGCCTGCCACCTGCCACGTAGAACTGGAATAGAACATGGCACGGCGCAAGAGCCATGGCGTCCAAGTCGCCGACGTTCCATGCCGACACGATATGCCGGCGGGAGTCCGGATCGGTCTTCAAGCTCTCAACGACCTCGTAGATTTGGTCGATGCCTTTTCCGTCAGGTGCAGGCCAGGAGCGCCACTGGTGCCCGTACACGGGCCCAAGGTTGCCGTCCGCATCAGCCCACTCATCCCAGATGGAGATGCCATGGTCCTTCAACCACTTGATGTTCGTGTCGCCGGACAGGAACCACAGCAGTTCGCCCTTCACAGCCTTCATAGGCACGAACTTCGTCGTGATACGCGGGAAACCGTTGTTCAGGTCATAACGGAGCTGCCGTCCGAATACGGACAGCGTCCCCACCCCTGTGCGGTCCCTCTTCTCCACTCCGTGCTTCAAAACGTCGGCGAGCAGATCCTCATACTGCTTATCGATTGTGTTCATCGAACGAACTTCCTGACCATGTCGGGGCGGAACCCGCTCCAATGCGTCTGGCCGATCACCACAACCGGCGCTTGTTTGTAACCGAGCCCCAACACGAATGACAAAGCGTCGTGGTCTTCGGTGATGTCGACCTCATCGAAAGGGATGCCTTTCTTCGTCAGGTCCTTCTTCGTCATCTTGCACTGGACGCAGCCAGGCTTCGTGTACAGCGTTGCTTTCGTCATACGTTTCTCCTTTCGTCAGTGGGAGGCGTGCTCCCAGTCATCTGCCGGTTGCCCGTGTGCGGCTGTGAACTCGACTCCATTCCACGTCGTGGACATCAGCTCGGCGATTTTCGGCACCGCCCAGTCTAGCTCTGATTCGGGAATCGAGAAAATCAACTCGTCGTGGATTTGCGCGCGAAGCCAATGAATGAGACGGATATCACAGTTCAACATGCGGATGAGCGCATCCGTCATGATTTCCCTCGTCCCCGACTGACCCATGAGCGCCGAGGACTGGGTGTACGACCGCTCGACGTTGACGCTCATGCGCCGGCCCCACGCGTTGTAGATGTAGCCGCTCTCACCCTGATCCGCACAGTCTTGACGCCATCGCACAACCAAAGGGTAGGCTTCCGCCATTTTCTCGACGAAGTGCTCGGCTGTACCCAACGGCTGACCCGACGCCTTGGAGATCGTCTTCGCCCCGCCGCCGTAATTCCAAGCATGAGAGAGAGCCTTGGCCTTCTGCCGGTAAGGGTTGCGCTTGCGCGCCTCCTTATCCGTCTCCCAGCCCTCAGGCATGTGCGCCTCGTACTCTTCGTCTCCCCAGACGGCGCGGCCCGTGATTTCGTGCGGGTCGGCTCCGGGCAGGAAGTTCTTCAGGTATGCGGGGTCCTGTGCGTAGCCGGCGACGATCCTCGCATCCGCATTCGAGTAGTCGAACGACACCAGCTTGCAGCCCGGGTCTGGGATGAAATAGGACTTCTCCACGGCGTTGTCGCCGCGAGCCGTCCACACAGTCAGTCCGGGCTTCGTCGTCGACGAGCGTCCGGAGCGCTGAAGATCGTCGACCTCGGGATGCACCCGGCCGTCAGGCTGCAGACAATCGATTGTGAGCTGCGCAAGAGAGCGCTGGCCCAGTAGTTCGCCCAGCACCTTTCCGAAGGCCTCAGCGTGGCTTCCGTGGCCTCTGAGGAGGTCCTGTACGACGCTGCCGGATAGCTGCAGAGCACCCGTCGGTGTGCGAGGCCACTCGGGGTGCGTGAACTCGTCCACACCGAACGCAGCCAGGGCATCGAGGACGCACTGCTTGCCCTTAGTAGTCCGCCACGGCTGCTTCGAATCGAGTGGCATGCCCACCGATCGATGAAGGTAATCGAGTAGCTTCTCCTTCCTGTCCGCCAGCTCGTAGAGTCTGTCATAAGCCTTGTCGGCGTCGATGAGGAAGCCGTTCCTCGACATCTGCGCATTGATGGCGGCCTTCAACTGCTCGCGCCAATCGTACTCGTCGACCTCATGACGAAGCAGGAGCTCCTTGAAGATGCCCCTGAGCACCACCACGTCCTGCTCGGAGTACTCGCGGAATGTCGGGTCGTCGAGAGGAATCAGCCCGAAGTCGAGATCGGCGACCTTCGTCCCCGGGGGGTTGAATCGCTTGGCGAGGTCTTTCAAGTCCATGACCTTACCTTCCAGGCCCAGGTGGTGTGCGAGGTTGTCGAGGGACAGCCATCGGCGCACATTCGAAGGGCTGAGGTCAGTTACGACTCGGCGCCCCGCCCTGTCCAGGTAGACAGACGGAGCGGGATAGGCAATATTAGCCAGCACCATGGTGTCGATGACCTTACGGCCCATCGTCATCTTTAGCGGTTCATCGCTGTCTTTGCCGAACAGCACGGACAAGTCGAAGTTGTGGCCGTTGTGGATCACCACACCATCGGCCCCCCGAATAGCATCCATGACCTCGTCATAGTCCTCCGTCAAGACGACTGAGCCCTCGCCCCACGCATACTGCCCGAGTCGGAAGAACTCGCGCGGCGGCATGGACCAGCGCTTCTCGACTCCGTGGGACTCGATGTCGAGGAATAGGATCTTCGACCATTCTCCTCCGAACGGCGATGACAACGCGCCGTTGTCCAGTAGATAGCGTCGCACAACACCAGCAAACCGCTGCGCTGCCGTGTCGATGCCGCAGTCGTCCCACGGTTCGAGGTCGAAGACAGCGGCGCCTTCCTCGGTGTCTGACCACTCATAGTTGAGGGGTCCGAGCTCCGGATTGGCAGCCACGGCCACCTCCTTGAACATCTCGATGTCGCCGGATGCCAGATAGAATCGCACAGTTCTCATTCGTCCTCCACCAACTCAGTGAAGAGGCCTACTTTAGTCCTCCCTTTCTGCTTATAATCACGCTCCACCGGGGCTGTTATGACACCCTGGTCTATAAGCGTACTCATAAGCCCCTTATAAATGTGTGGCTCCAAATCGGGAAACGCCCTACGGATGGATGAATAGAGCACAAAGCCATGCTCCGTTTTCTCGCTTTGTTTCCGAATAAAAGAAATAACTTTCTTTTGTAGACGCAAAAACTCGCTAGAGGCCACATCTTGTGCAGCCTGGAAAATGTCCTCAACCCATTGAGACGCATAATAGATTGTGTTCAAAACGTGAGTTTTAGTTATAATGCCGTCGTCTCGATCTATAAGACTCAGGAGTGCGGCAGCAACCTCCACGTTATGGATGAGCCGTCCGATAATGGCATGCGCAGTGCTTAGCTCAACGCGGTCACAATAAAGACGCTGCACATCTTTTATCCATCTGTTAGCTCGTTCGCAGGCAGCGTCGTCCATTCGACACTTTATAGGGTTGATAGCCACCTCGTGCTGACTTAAACCCACGTCAATGCTTACGATGTGTTCATCATTGTTTTTTGTCACGGACCGCAGCAACGAATTTATGCGATGGATGAGGAGTCTAGATAAGCTAAAACCGAGCCTCTTCCCCTGGGCATCGCAGTCACTATCACTGTTTACGTCAAAATAGTCAAAAGAAAAGGACACATCCTCCTCCTTTGATTTGTCAACGGCCCAAATGAAACGAGGGCAAAAACCGGATGCAAAGTCTTCGTCCATGAGCGCCTCTACACTATTACGATATATGCCAGTGAATACGGTACTGAAAACAACGCTAGCAGCTTTTGTTTCGCCGCTCGTCACGCGGTGGGTGGCGACAACACGGCCGTCGTAGAGCTCGTTGAGACTATCCGGGTAGTCGGCCCAGGCCGATGACCCTTTACGATGCATCGCCTGAAAAAGACCCTGTACTTCATCGCGATGCATAAGAGATGTGCGGTTGTGCCGACAGGACAAAACCCTCTTAAGAGCTGGGACAGTGTAATCGGACCCAATAGACGTTTGCCCCGGGTAACGAAACTTCACTTTACCTTCCGTTTTCTCGTCCATGACGCAAAGGTATTCAGGTCGAGAAAGCTGCTGATCTACGAGTGAAACCAAATCGATAAGAGGTCGGACGGATGACGACTTACGGGACGCCGTAGACGAACCCAGTATAAGAGCCCACAGGTTCAACCCGGTGCCAGAGCGACCCTTACCGGCTATGGTAGCCACATTACCGAGGAGGGAGGAAAGTGCGACGAAGGCGAGAAGCGCATGATAACCCTCATAAGAGTCAGTGTAACAAGCGGCGTACTGTATGTATTTCTTTATAAAAGTAGGGTTATCGTCGCCCCGAACAAAAGACAGTTCACTGTCGCTCAGTAGAGATAGCGCCCAGGGGCCCGAATTGCGTCGCAGGCGCAACCTGTCTCCTTTGACATCATTCAAATCTGAATCGCCAAAGTGCAGCACTTCAGACGTTGCTTCGGTTGAGAACTTCTTGACCTCCTTCCACGTGCACAGCTCCCAATTGTCGCGCTTTGAAATGACGTGGCCTTCCTTGGTTTTCCTGCCAGCGTAGACTGGGTTGTACTTGTTGCAATGTGCGCGAAGCATCAGCTGGTACACTTCGTTATCGGTGAATTTGGATCGGAAGAGCTCCATCTGGAACTTCTTGGCCGTCTGAGACCAGCTCTGACGCCCGTCCTCGATCTCGTCGAGATACATAGATCGAAGCGATTGCGTCTTGAGCTTGTCCTCGATTACTCGAAGCTGCTCGTCATCGCACATCGGAGGGGCTTCGCCGACTTTCTTCGCCTCTTTAAGGCGCACAACGGGGTAGGCCGCCTTAATCTCGTCCAGCGTGTAGACGGCACCCGTGTTCTCCACGACGCGCACAGGGTAATCGGCGCCGTACTTCGTGTTTACGGAACCAGGCACGCGGAGCAGCTTTGAGGCCTGCCAGCCGGAGTCGCAGCCTTTATCGCGGTGCTTCTGGTATATAGACCTCGCTACCTCGGAGCACTCGGCCAGCGAGTGGGGCTCGTCGAGTATCCACCAGCAGTGTGTGCGGTTCCTCGATGTGCGCACAACGAAAGAGGGCTCAACCTCGAACTCGCTCGGAGGGCAGATGTCCGCCTCGGCCCATACGACACCGCACATGGCTCCTTCGTCGTCGCCAGAGCGGCTCTTGCCTGAGAAGACGCCGACCGAGCAGTAAGTGTTCTCATCTTCACGGATGGACAGGTAGCGCTGTGCGAGGTCGCGCTTGGACGGCCATGCGAGAAACTTGCTTTTGACAGTCTCTTCCTCGTCGAGGGGATCCATCGTCACGATGTTGATGTACCCTTCGATGTCCCCATAGATCATGTCCAGGAACTCTATCGCTTCCATCTTCTCTTCCTTTCTCTTCTGAACCGACGTTGTCTTATAGAGCAGGAACGGCCCCATTGGGGCCGTTCCTTACTCCTTCCTCTTAACCGATGCTGAACTTCCTCGTCGTGTCCCTGGCCGGCTGGACCTTAGCCGTGGGTGCATCCTGCATGACCTTGGGCTTCAGCGGCTCGCCGAGCTGTTCCAGCTCTCGCTTTCCGTCGTCCACGTAGTAGGACTCGACCGTTGCGTTTACGTAACCCCGATCATTGTGGCGGTTCCCGATTTTGACGAGGACCGTCTGGTCGGGGTTGACCAGTTCAGTTTCGTCTTCGGGGATCAGGAAACCCTCGTCGGGGTCGTAGGCGCCGACGGCCTCCCAGAAGTTCGGGAAGCTGTAGTTGAGCTTGCCGTTCTTCCAGTGGGGTTGAAGCGGGACGTTAAAGTCTTTGACGATGGCGCCATCATAGTCGTCAACAGGCCCCTCGATGATCTTCAGGTCGACGACGAGGCGCGGCAGCCCTGCATTGGCAGCGGACTTGTACTCCCCCTTCTCCACATCGCAGATGATAGCCCGGTAGACCCCGGGCGCCGGAACCTTGACCGCACCGCCGCGGCCTCCGAAGTGGCCGTCGGCTCCGAGAGCGGACTTGAGTTCCTTGTCGTCGAGTTTGAATGCCTTATAAGCGGGTTTGCGTACCATAGTGTTCTCCTCTCTCAGTGGTTGTCGCAAAGCTTCCAGAGCTTTTCGATGGTCAGGTCCTCCACGAACGGAGGAAGGTTGAAGCGGTTCTTGGCCCCGATCGTCCGGGACGCGAACATTTGCGCTTCCGTATGTGACTCGCCCGTCTTCCGGTCGGTGTCCAGTGACAAATGTACCACCACGTCGGGCGTCTGTCCAACCTTGGCCCGCGAACCGGATCCGCGCCAAGCGAAGTCGGCCACCCCGTTGTCGTCGGTCTTCTGGTGGACGACGAGGATGGACAGCACCCCGGCGTCCTTCAGAAGGGGGAAGATCCCGTTCGATCCGGTGGTCTTCTTGGCTGCCTCCGTCCAGATAGCGAACTTGTTGGGGTTCTGCTTGGCCATCTCGACGGCTTCGAAGTGGTCCGCACACCAATCGTTGTAGACGTTGAGCGGGTCAATGACGATTGTCTTGTACTCACGGGGCATCTCGCCTGTGAGGAAGGCCACAAGAATGCGGTCCGTGTTGTGGATCCAGCCTTCCTCCTTAGTCATGCCCTCCGGTATCGGCATGTTCTTAGGCCTAACGATGTCGATGTTTTCCGGTGGAACATCGCGTGTGACGCCTGTCGTACTGCCTTCGAGGTCGAGGTACAGCACGGGCGAGGTTGGTGCGAACTTGGCAGCTGATGCGGCGAACGTCGTCTTCCCCTGGCCATAGTCGGAGTAGACGAGGATCTGCTCGGGTTTGCTGAGTTCGTCGGGTTTGATGATGAATGATTCGATATCAAAATCTGTCATTCGTCTTCTCCTTTCTCTTGACGTATGTAAAGCTGCTCTGTGCTCTTAAGGCACTGAAGATATTCCTCTGCCGAAGCCAGTGATTTCACTCTCTTCGGATCCAGCTTTTGAACATAGCAACGTCGAAGCGTATCTCCAGATAGAGCCTTTTCAGCCTTCGATATATCGAAACGGTGAACCTCCCTTCGCGTAACTATGTACGGGCCAGCTACTCCGGACTCTCCTACCTGCAGGCGTTGTTTGATAGCAGCGGCGAGTTCCTTCTTCCTCTCTTCGAGGCTGTCGATGAGTCCCGATATGTAACCGTACTCCAGAATGTCATCTTGTTCTTTCATGTCGCACACCCCTGGTTATTTGTCCTTCTTAACGGCCAGCACGTTGCAGCGATAACAGCCGGGATATGACGGAAAGTCCGTGAAGCCGTCGCACAGGGCGTCGATGATGTGCTGCCCGCGCTGCCACACTCGCTCGGCTTTCTCGTGGTCGTAGTCAAGGGTGAAGATCTCCACATCGGACACCTGCGAAGCGTCCCTCGGAATGAAAACTACCTTGATCTTGCGCACAGTCCCCTCGCCGTCGCGGCGCTCCTTGCCGAGCGCATAGAGGTGGGTCTGTGCGACGTAGGCGATGTACTTGGCTTTGGCGCTGTCGCCCGTCACGTCCGGCACGTCTCCATGCATCGAGAACACCGCGCTGAGCGCCTTCAGCTTGGCACGGGTCGTCGTCTTATAGTCGACGATCGTCCCATCCTCCGGGTCGTAAGCGTCAGCCGTAGACCGGATCAGCCCGTAGTTCTCGTAGAGCCCGAGCTCGAAGCGCTGCTCCAGCTCCCACTTGGGGAAGAGCCGCTTCGCCCAGTACTCCAAACCCCGGTGGATGTCGGTTCCGATCCTGGCGCCCATAACGAAGTTGGATTCCCTCATCTCGCGCGGCACCAACTCGACCCCGCTCTTATCCTTGATACCAGGAAGGATGTCTTCGGCCAGGCACAGCGCACACGGGTTGGAGAGGTTCGAGGCCCCGACCCGGATCTGCTTGTCGCGCCGGGTCTGGGGCGTGAACAGTGACAGTAGTTCGTCGTTCCTCATACCAGCTGAAACTCCCACCCTTTGTTGATTGCGAAGTTGACGATGTGCTTGCACTCGATAATAGCGGGTGTGTCGCCGGTGTTGTGCAAGATGATCGGCCCGTCCTTATACCTCAGTGTGGTGTGCGGTTCGAGTGCCGCCCGTTGAGTATCCCGCTGACCCCACACGTGTTGAATGAAGGGCACAGGTGCGAAGTAGAGCAGGTCGTTTTCCATGAGGTTGCGCATGTCCGCTAGCCCAAGGCAGTAATCCGCACCGTTGACGTCCAGCCACTTATTAAGAGCGGGGATGTATGCGTAGTGCTTATCGAAATTATCGAACAGCAGGGGTGCGCCCTCTAAATGGTCGTTAACGTAGTCATCCATCATATGCCTCCTTTCTCTGTTAACCGAGAACGACGGCCTCCTCGGCCCCGAACCCGGCATTATTCGACTCGAAGAACTCGTCATAATGCTCGTTGTACCCCACGCGGCAGTCGAACAAGTCGAGCGACTCCACTGGGTACAACTGGTATCCTCTCGCCACGAACAGCTTCAAATCGCCGTACTTGGCGCGGGCTTTCTCAAGGTCTTCGATGAACTCCGTGATCGTCATGGTGTGTTCCTTTCTCTCAATCAGCCTGTACCTTTACGGTACAGGCACAGCCCCGGACGTGCAAGCCGGGGCTGTGTGATATAGCTCACTTGTTCAGTACTGAACGATTGTTCTCCGCCTGCTGCGCGAGACGCTGGAACGTACCGTCGTCCATCGTGTCCCGAGCCTGGAAATAGTAGCGAATGATCCGCTCTGCAGGCTGGCCCATCCGGTTCAGCCGGCCCTTCGCCTGCTCGCACAGCATCCCGTTCAGGTCCTCGTCCAACCACACCTCGACGTGGCACACGCGTTGCAGGCCGTCCAAGCCCTCAGCCGCGGCTCCGACAGTGCACAGCAGGACCTGCACATCCCCCTCCGTGAAGCCTGCAAACGCCTCACTACGTGCCTTAGCCGACTGCGCGCCCGTGTACAGCGCCGTCTTCGCACACACCCTGTGCGCCACGGCATTCGCGAACCGCTGACTCGACGTGAACACCAACACCTTGTCGTGTGCGTGGTGCTTCTCGATCAGCGCATTCAGCATATCCAGCTTTCTAGACGGACAGTCAGGGTCGAACGTAACCGAATCCATATCAGTTTCCGGATCGTACACCATACATGGCTCGCCCAACGTCACCTGCCTCAAACGCAGCAGCTTCACCAAGGGGATAGACGCCACCAGCAAGCCGCCCTCCACCTCGGATATCAGCTCGTATTGCAGTTTGTCATATATATCGCGCTGCTTATGCGTCAACTCACACTCAACGATGCGAATGTCCACCGGCTTCCTCTCGGCTGGCAACCCCACCACACACGGTAGAGAACGGAGGAAAGCGCCCGGTTCCTTCTCGGCGACGATCGTCTCGATCTCCTGCAGTCTGCCGTATCTATCATGTATCCAACTGTTTTGGACGATACACCACCTCGCTTTCCAGCGGTGGAAAGAGCCCTCCACGAACAGCCAGTCCCTCTCGTCGTGAGACAGCGGAACTCGGCTCGGATCTTCAACGTTCCACCACAACCAGCGGCAAATCGACCACAGCCCTTCGAACCGGTTGCCTTGCGGTGTGGCTGACATCGCCAGCTTGAAGCCAGCATTCCGCAGGCTCCACATGGCCTTCGCCCTTCCGGATTTACGGTTCGATGCCGACTGCACCTCGTCATAGACGACGAAGTCAGGCTTGGCCTTCGACCAGGGGAGAAGGTTCTCTTTACCCTTCTCGATGTTCTTCGCATTATAGTCGGATAATCCTAGGTACTCTCTACCGACGTAGTAGACACCGGGCACACCGGCGCGGATGTCGTCGAAATGGCCGAGGTGCTTCGAATCGATCCGCTTGAACGGAAGCTCCACGCCCTGCCGGGCGAACGTCGCCTTCCACGCGCTGACGATCTGCGGCTTCGCCGGCCCCACGATCAACGTCGTAGCCGGCTCAAGCCGCTTCGCCACCTCCACCGCACACAGGGTCTTGCCCGTCCCCGTGTCCGACACGTCCAAAGCGGCCCGGAAGCCATCCCGCTGTGCGACGATGGCCTCCACCTTCTCCAGTTGCGCCGGGGTAAGATCCAAGAATGTCACGCCCGCACCACCTCGAACTTCGCGCACGAGATATCGATCGAACGTACCAGAATGTCCATGTTCAGACCGATCGAGAATGCCTTAATGTAGTACTTGTCCACATCCGCCTTACCTTCAGGGTCCTTCGTCAAGAGGAACTCAGTACCATCGTATTTACGGCGGCACCATACATATCCCTGATCTTTCAGAATACCCGTCACCGAATCGGCAGGACACTCCTCCCCCTTCACGTGGAAAGGAGGGTCGTAGAAGCGATCCACCGTGTGTCTCGACGCGTCATAATAATACCCGGACGGAGCCTTGCCGGGTCTAAAAGGCGGTTCGTCCTGCTTGACCAGAATCAATCGAATCCCGTTGCACGTGTAGAAGACCTGCCGCTCCGACGCGTACCCGATGCTGATAGCCCGGAACGGCTTGCCCTTGGCGTCTTCCACCGTCTCCCGATATGAGTTGTGCATCGCCTCACTTGACGTCGGCACATAATCCAGCGTGTCGTCCGGATTGACGGCGAACCAGCCCTCCAGCGGTCCCTTCTTCCCGTACAGCAACTGCCTCACAGCTTGCCCTCCTCCTCTTCTCTCCGTGCCCAGCGCTCGAACGAGTCTTCCCCGCCTATCACGCCGAACAGCCTCTTCTGCCCTTTCTCCACGCGGTCCGCATAGTCCCTGCACTCACGTCGCACGGGGCAAACCGAGCACACCCACTTGGCCCGCGCATAGTAGGGGTCGTCCTCGACGTCGGCCCCCTCGCGGGGAGCGAAGAACAGGTGCATGCCGATGTCGCTCTTCTTGCAGCGCGCCTGCTTGACCCATTCTTCGCCCCTCCAGATGTCAGCGATGTCCATTACTGTTTCTTCACACACCCCTTGAGGCAGGACAGCTGGGGGCCGATCGGGTTACGGTAGTGCCCTTTTGTGTTGTACGGTTCCCTAGCCTTCGACGAAAGTTTCATGAATGACACCTGAGCGATCGGCTCCACACCGGTCGAATCCAACAACAGGTCGAAAACCGTCGGAAGAATCAACGGGTGGGAATTGACGTTGTATAGCTCCAGGGTGATCATCCCCTCGAACCCCGGATCGATGAAGCCTGCGGTGATGTGCGTCAACAGCCCGAGGCGGCCCCAACTCGACCGGCCCTCCACCTGTGCGGCGATATTCGCTGGGAGAGAGAACTTCTCCAAGGTCGCTCCGAGCCACAGTTCGCCGGGCGGGAGAACGAACTCGCTCCGTGCGCCCCAGGCCACATGCCGCTCACCTGTCTTCGTGTTGAGAAAGTACGGGCCTAGGTGCACGTCGTAACTAGCCGGTTGAAGGCAATCATCACGGAGCGGGTCCACCAGTCCCGTACGCTTCGCCAGTTTTTTAATGTCTTTGTCAGATAACATTGAATGACAGCTCCTTTCCATTTAGTGTGTATTGGTTCAGTCTGAACATCACGACGGGTTTTTGATCGCCCGGGTCGGCTGCGCAAATGCGCAGCATGTCGAAGCCGTCGCCGTGGTTGACGTCGACGCAGCCCACTGTGAAAGGGACCCTATTCGCGTCGATGCGCACACGGGAGGCGCCGTTCGACACAGCGACGTATGCGGGAAGCGGGTCGAGCAAGTCGAAAGCCCGTTGCATCAACTTCTTGTCAGCCCCTATCATCGCTACTGTCTCCTTTCTCTCAGTTGGTAGGTGCGTCCAGTCTATGCGGAAAGGGCGGGGGCCGTCAAGCCCCCGCCCTGTGAAATACATCACTACCCGTTACTGCGCTGCACGTTTGCGAACAGACGTCAAACGCCACGAGCTAGTCGAACAGTTATTCTCCTCCCACGCTTCGCAGATCGCGAAGCTCCGGGCCGGCTTCAGCGTCAAAGAACCGTCTACCTCTCTCCACAGTCTACACAGAGTCCGGGTCAAGCAGCTGTCCGGACCGGGGTCGAGGCCTTCCTCCAGGGGTGAGAAATCGCACAGCCATATAGCGCCCACGTCGTCCACCCGGGCCAACGTCCGCCACGGGTTCGTCTCCTGACTTTCCACAACAGGTGGAAACAACACCGCATCGTACAAAGACACGTGCATGTGCTCCATGTACGCCTGAGGACTGTCGAACTCCAATACGTGCAGGTCGCCGACCGTCACATAGAAACGATCGAAGAAGCACAGCACCATGCGGAAACTCGAAGAGTCGAACACTCGCACACCGTGTAGCTTGTACGGATCCAGCGGCTCCACGAACACCGGAATGTTGTCGAGATCCTTGAGAGGTACCAGACTTGCGGTGTGCGCTTCGACGTCCACGTGCAACACGCCGTACATCGAACCCTCGAAACGGATGTAGTACTCTCTCAGCTTACTGCCCTGACCGGGCGGAATCAATTTCAAACCCACAGCAATCGTCGTCTCCTTCCTAGTCGTCTCCTAAATAGAACAACCCGATGGTATCGTGGTGCGGATACAACAGCACCTTCAGCCGCTTCGTCAACGGGTTATATCTCGTCATATACCTCGCCTCCTCAGTGTTCACCGCGATCGTTCCGTCCTCCCTGTAATAGCGCACAAGCGGTGCGCTAGGCGCGGTGTCGTACGCTTCCGCTATAGCGCTGGCGATGTCCTTGTGCGTCATATTTTGAGGCACCTCACTTTGAACGTTCTGACGAACTCGTCTTTCTTCATGTCAAACGGCTCACCTGTATCCGGCTCGCAGTGGATCGTCTTAGTCCCAGGGTTATACGTTAGGTCGCCTAAGAAAAACTCGTTATCTGACTCCAACGACACCGCTACGCATCCGTGCAGCATCTCTGTGTACGGATTCTGCTCTCCATCTTCTACAGTGAACATGTTCGACCAATCCTCCGGCACCAGCTCCTGCAGCACCGTGTTATAGGACATGTCAGACGGAAGGCGGGGGTGCACCAGCAGAATGTCTCCGTAGGGGTTCGTGTACGGCGCCGCCTCGTCGCATGTCGTCAAGTCGGAGTGCGCTGGCAGACGCTCGTCGAAGCGGGGACTGTTCGCGTCCACGCACACGAAACCGCGGTTCCTGATGTAGGCGCACAGGGAATCCTCGTAATCGTAGAACAGCATGTTAATCCTCCTTTCAGTAAGGCTCGACGATGACCAACCACGGCTCGTCCGAGGTCTCATCTTCGAAGAACGACGTGATCACGTCCGACGTCGTGTCCGTCTCTTCGATCACGGACACCGCACCGATCTCAGACTTGAGCTCCACCGAAGCGGCGGGGGAGAGGACGATGGATACCTTATCCAGACCCTCTTCGAGCCACCGGCTGACGACGAAAGACACGCACAGGTGCGCAGGCTGTGAAGAAACCGTGACCTTCTCCACTTCATGGTCCAGTATCGAACCGAACCGCGTGCTGTCTTCATCGTATTCTGCAGTCACAGACGCCAACTTCACATCGCCGACGTCGAAGAGCGTCGTCTTACAAACCCGATCGGCCGTGTAGCGCTTCGTACAGGAGGACACCCACTGCTCCTTCGGCGTAACCGGAATCTCCAAGCTTCTCACGTTCGGTTTCTTAGCCAGCTCTGCCAACAGCCCCGGTGTGTAATCAGTTCCTATCATGCTCTTTTCTCCTTTCGTTCTGCGGAACCCAGTGCTGGGTTCCGCGTCGTGTCATGCTTAAAGCAGGTAGTCGGCTTCGTCCTCGGTGTAAGGCCGGGTCGCCGTCACGAGCTCTGCGAACGGCGCTATTAGGCTCACCGTCACATCGGCCGGGCCGTACTCCACTTCCACCGCCGTTATACGGCGCCCGGACGTGCAAGTCGGGCCCACCTGCACGTCCGCGAACGGGAAAAAGCCCACGGGCTCCTCGCGTGTGTAGTCATTATCATCTTTCAGGATTGCGTAAAGCCGACCGTCTTCCGCGTGGCGCGCGCCGACCAGTTTCTCGCCGAAGAGCGAATCGAACCGCGTGCTCACGTCGTCTGACTTCAACGTCATGAACTCGAACCCGCATGCGTTGTAGAACCGCGCAGTCGAGCCATCGGCTGTGCAAGTGTTGACGATCGAAGCCACTTGGCGGTCGACGACGTCAAGGTGTTGGGTAACGGTTTTCGCATTGAACCAAGTGGCTGCATTCTCAACAGTAGGTAGACTTTTCATAATGTGTTCCTTTCTCTCGGGTCGGCGGTTGTCCCGCCGTGGTGATTACAGCTTAGGCGCACACGGGGCAGCAGTCAAGTGCCCCGTGTGCGATGTGCGTCACATTCCCCTTTGTAAGCCCGTGGTCCATTCGGCGATCTCCGCGGCCACGGAATCGGGCGTGTCGACTGTGCGGTCCACCACGATCGGTATGAACATCGACAGCTCCCCCGCGACGAACGCGTTCGTCAGGAACTTCCGGTACGCCTCGGCGACTGGGATGGGGTCGTAACCGTCGGGGTCCGGGTAGTCCGGGTCCGTCAGCTTGGAGGGGTCGCGGGGCATCAGCACGAACGTCGTCAGCGGAACGCGGTTCAGCCAGTTCAGCGTGAGCGCTACGTTCTCCGAGATCTTTTCATTTCGCAGAGAGGCGTACACCGCGGTGCTGAGCGCCCACCTATCCAGAATGTACAGCGTCTCGGGTTGTCTTTGGTCGGCGGGCGGGGTATCGGGGGGCAACACGGGCTCCGGTCGGAAGGAGAGCCAGTTCTCCATGTCCCTCGCGTAGTCCTCCGCCTTCAGGCGGTGGTTTTCGCTTTGTGCACACACGGTCAGCACGTCCGTGGGGAAGTGCCGTATGCGCACATCGGAGTAAGAGGGGGCGGCGGTGCGGCTTTGAAAGAGCTCTTTCAGGGCTGCCGCTACAGTCGACTTCCCCACTCCGTCGGGACCCTCCAGTGCTATGTAGACTGCCATCGTCTATCGCTCCTTTCGTCTATCGCATATGCGGCGCGGGCGTGCAGGATATGCCTGTCGCACACCCCTCTTCCGAGAATGCCTCAAACCACATGTAGTCCTCCACTGCGGTCCACACCGTGTTCGTCGTGGGCTTACCGGGCCACAGCACATGGTAATCGGGGAGGGGCACGGCCCCCTCGTCGATCACAGCGCCCGGCGCTATCCCGTAGCCCAAGTCACATACGACGTCCAACGGCAGGCTCTTGTGCACAACCGCATCCACTTCTATCAAGGGGTTGGAGAGCCTATCGCACAGCTCCAACGTCGCCTTTTGCGGCGTTGTGCGCACACGGACGATCCCCACCGTGAAGGGCTTCCGCTTGTCTTCATGCGGCTGCACGCATATCGAGTGCGCATATGGGTTGGAGTCGTATAGCGTTATGCCCCCGGAGCGCACAGTGCCGTGGCGGTCCATCGCGGCGGGTTCTATCGTGCGGCCCGGCAGCGTCGCCAGGAAAGCGATGTCGAAAAAGGCCACTATCGTCATGCTGCGGGCGTTGTTCAACACGATGTGCGTCCTGGCCAGCGTAGGTCCGGGGATGTACATAACCTGCAGGTCACAGTAGAAGCCGTCCAGTCGTTGTATGAGCCACTTGCGCACAGTGGATTCGACCCCGGGTGTGAGATTGTGAACGTCTTTTTCGTCGAGGCGGGCTGCTGCTCGCTGTGCATATAGTTTGCCCTGCGAGCGTGCAGGCATCGTATAGCGTATTCGTGTCGTGTCATGTCGTTCACTTCTCGGTCGAAGGGATCCTTCATCGCGTTTTCCCTTCGTCGGCCCCGAGACTCCTGGCGTTCTCGACGATGTCACGGACGATGCGGCCCACGTCGAGGCGGGATAAGCCGACGGAAACGACGATCGACGATGCACCGGGGTCGCATTTCAAATGGTGGGTCACGCGCACATCATACTCGTCGAGGAGCCCCGGTTGCGGGCCGGCGACGCCGACGACGGCATGAGCACCACAGTATGCAGCGGAGTCGCGGGGGCGGAAACCGCCCTTGCTCGCATCCACCGTTATATCGAGTGGCAAGTCGGCATACACAGGGTCCAGAGCGAAGGAATGCACGATGGCGTCGGCGAGCCAGTCGCAACGCAGCATACGGTGTACGTCGATGACGAAGAGCGAAACAAGCAACTCCGGTTCGACTTGGATATGGTGGCTGTCATAACCCAACAGACCGACGCCCGTGGCGTCCACGAAGCGCTCGACCATCGCACAAGGGCTGGCTTTGCGGCAGTCAATTGCGACGGGATCGGCGAAATAAGAGACCGGCCCCTTCGTAATGAGGCTATCGCCCTGCGGTAAACGGATCGTCGCAGGCCCATCGCCGTCGGACACCGTAACAGGTCGCACAGGGAGACGATCGCGGATGTAACCGTACGCTCTCGCCTTGCAGGATGAAGTGCCGCCTTTGAAATAAAAATCAGTCATGTTGTATGCTCCTTCTCATCGTTTCGTGATAGTCAGGGGAGAACCCAATCCGCGTCGGGCTCCCCTGTGCCGCACTGGAGGACGGCACCGGCCACAGGGTCGATGACCCACGGCTCTTCGGCACCAGACTCATCGGGTCCACGCCAGCACTGCAGACAGCCGTTGGCGAGCGCCTCGTCTCTGCGCTTCGGGGGCTCCTCGGCCTGTGCCCGCTGCGCTGCGCGTATCTCGCCGCACAGCTTGCGGGCCTCGTTGTAGTCGACCCACTGCTTAGGGCGGGGGCGACCGTCCAGCCGCCAATAGTCGGCCTTGCACAACTCCGGGTGGTCGGCCATCAGTTGGGCCCAGTCGCTAACAAACGCCTGTCGGCGTGCGAGGCGCCTACGGCGTAGGCTCTCCGCCTTTGGGTCCGAGCGAGCCGGCCCGCGAGCGCTCGGCAAGGATCGCACATCCTTTTCGTAGGACGCCTTCAACGACAGAAAGAGCTGAGAAGCAACCCGGACGTCTTTTTCGTCGCGCCTCGGCGCGGCATTTTCGCGCACAATCAAAACCAGTTCGGTAAAGCCACCGAACGAACGAGCCGGGATTAAACGGGGGTGCAGGGCGCACACCACATCAACCAGTTTTTCAGGCCCCTCCACCGCTATCGGTGCCGCCTCTTTTTCATTCAACCCGCCCTCATACGACGGTTTTTGATCCGCGTCGAAAACAGAGTCGGTTTTAGTTTCAACTCCGATCGAGCGGCCTGATCCATTTTGAATCATTTCAGACCATCCTTCCTTTCGCAGACGACGACATCTCACCCTCGTCGTTTATCTCCTATCTTGTCATCGCACAGGGGGGTGTGTCAAGTCGAAACGCGGTGACGCTCGTCACACAACCGTTGCGGGCGCGCTGCACCTTTTCACGTGACTTGCGCACAGGGGCCACCTCACTAGATAGCGGCGCTATCTAGTGTCTTCTCCGGCTTTTACGTACCAAGCAACATGTAACGAAGAAGGGGGGGCCGCCAGGTTATAGGATAGTGTCACTATCTAGTTTTTGATCCCGATTTTTTACGTGTTGGTTCGTATGTAAAAGACGAAGTCTTAGTGTTTGAGATATTAATTGATGTATTTATTAATTAATACGTCATATATATACCCCCCCTATCCGCGTGATACCAACGAAATCACGCATTGATATATTTGTAATCCGACCCTTTACATAAAACATCGCGCGCTTCTGAGATGCGCGCGATACCAAGGATAAACGCCCGCGTAACGTGTTTTATAATCCTCACCCGAGCAATCATACATAAGACCCGCGTTTTTCCCCCTATAGGGGGTAAAAAGTTTTTGTCCCCCTGCGGAGGGGGCTGAATTGTGACGCACGCCACAATAACATGGCTCGTCGGCTCAATACCGTGCCGCTCGACCGCCCTGCGCTGTGTGGTGTGCGCATCGGGACTGTCCGGTCCGCCGACCGTCGTTCTAATTTCCTTTATCTTTGAGCCCCGAAATTCAAAAATGGTCCTCTTTGTACCCGAAACCTGCCCCCGAAAGTCGAAAAGGGCCCTCTTTGTAACGTTTAATGACGACCTTTACCTACGTAACCGTAAGTTACTGCTACGTAGGTGTAAGTTACCCTGTGGTAGGTTACGCTGGTGTAGGTTACTGGCGAGTAAGTTACCCAGTGGTATGTTACGGCTTCGTAGGTGTAACCTACTGCGAGGTAGGTTACCGTGGCGTATGGCGCTCAGAAATGTGGCGAAGGACACACCGCTGGGGCTTGACACGGGGGGTGGCGGTTGATAGAATGGAGGTACAACAAGGGGGAAAGAGAGAAAGGAAACCCCAATGGACATCGAAATCGACTTCTTCGAAGAGCTCGGCGGCTACTACACCGCAGACCTGGCAGACGTCCTGGAAGACTTCGAAGGCTGACCCGAAGGCCCCCGCCCCGGCGGGGGCCTTCCCATGCCCGCAGACGCCCCTCAGAGGCCCCTCAGAGCGCCGCAGACGGCCCCGCCTAGGCCACCCTACCGGCGGGGCCCCTCAGGCCCTCAGAGCGGCGATTTCGAAGCCTGAGGGGTGCCCCCGAAGGCCGGGGGCTGGGCTGTGCGCCCCGGAGACGGCCCCGAGCGATTACGCAACGTCGGTGTTGCGAAAATCCCGGAACTCAAAATGTGAACTTCGTCTCACTTTCGTGAAATCGGGACTAAAGTCCTAGCTCGAGGGACCATGTGAGCAATCTCACACTCGGAGGGGCTCTCGAGCAACCATGTGAGAAATATCACAATGTGGGGTACATCACACTCGGAGGGGCTCTCGAGGCTCTCGAGCAACCCTGGAAAATACAATTTGTGACCTGGAACACACTTGCTCGGGCGGGTCTCCGACGCCGGCGTCGGCCCCGAGCTCCCGTGTGCGCAGTCGGGCCCGGAGTCCGCCGCGCCAAAGGCGCCCCGAGCAACCCCGGAAATGTGACACACATCACGCCCGAGCGGCTTGACAGCGCCCCTCCCTCTGTGCGAGACTAGAGCCATCGGAACGAAGAGAGAAAGGAAACTCCGATGACCGCGAAGTACCCCTACAGCCAGGCCCTGGCGAAGTCGCTCACCGAGAAGCTCGGAGGCCTCGCCTTCGTCCTGCCCGACGGCGCAGTCCAGGCCGATACCCCCGACGGCACGCTGACCGTCTACGCCGACGGCGCAGTCCGGGTCCGCGAGTGCGGCGAGACCGAAGCCTGGCCCACCCTCCGCAGCGCCGTCGCCGACTGGGGCGTGGAAGTGTGAGCCACCCCACTCCGGAGGGGCTTGACAGCCCCTCCGGAGGCCGCTAGAATGAAGACATCGGAACAACAGAGAGAAAGGAAACTCCGATGAACACCTGGAAAGTCGCCAACGCCGTCGTCCGGCACCTGGAAGCCGCGATCCCCGTCTACGACGTCTCCGAGCACGGCTACAGCCTCTGCGTCAGCCTCGTAGACGGCCGCGCCTTCATCGTCGCCGCCCCGCTGGGGGGCGACGTCAGGATCACCCCCGGTGTGCGCACCTACGAAGGCGGCCTGCAGCTGCTAGAAGACCTGGAAGCCGAGCTCACGGACGCCGGCTTCGACGTCCGCCAGGTGACCTGCCGCCGGACCCTCGCCGCCGAGCTCCGTGTGCGCGATGACGCAGGCGGGTGGGCCTGGTGAGGCGCTTTTGGGTCGCCGTCGCCGTCGCCGTCGGCATCCTGGCCGGCTGGGGCTGCGGCGAAGAACTCGGCCGCTGGGACGCCTACGCGGGCATCCGCGACGAACCGACGGTGCTGGGTCTAACTGTGATACAGGTCATACACTACGGGCTTGACACCCCCGCCGACGCCCGCTAGACTAGAGATATCAGCGAAGACGAGAGAAAGGAAAAGCTGATGCATACCACTACCTTCATCCCCGAAATCGACGTTCCAGACTTCGTCGCCAGCCTCCGGGCAGACCGCGAGCGCCAGCGAGCTCGACGCCGGAGCCGCCGTCAGAGCCGCGGATGGGAGGCCTGAGATGACCTGGCTCGACTTCGCACAAGCTATCTGGGACGCCTTCTACGGGCTCATGTCCACCTGCGAGGAGCTCGTGGAGCACCTCCCGACGTCGCTGCAGTGCTTCTTCGACTGGTGTTGACAACATCACACCGGAGGCCGCTTGACAGCGGCCTCCGGGCCGACTAGACTAGAGATATCAGGAAGACAGAGAGAAAGGAAACCCTGATGATCAACCGTTACCTCACCGCCGCCTCCGACGCCGACCTCCTGGACGCCGCCTCCGACGCCCTGCACGAAGCGGGGTGGAGCCTGGACGAAGACCGAGAGCTGCCTTTCGAGGCGGACTACTACGAGGATCCGGAGGCCGCCTTCGAGGTTGACTCCGAGTGGAGCGGGATCCAGGTCGACGCCGTCGGCAGGCTCTGGGACCGGCTCTCCGACGAAGAGCGGGTGGAGCTTTGGCTGCACGACTGTGCGGGGCAGGATCCCGACGATCCCGTCGACGCCGAGACGGTCTGGGAGCGGATGGAGGCCGCCGTGCTAGAGCGGCTCGGGAGCGTCTACGAGGACACGGGCGCCTCCGTGACGGAGGCCTGCATCCGAGCTCTGAAGCTGACTTCGGCGGAGGCCCTGGCCCGGGCACTGGGCCTGTACGAAGTCGCCCGAGCGGATGCCCGGGGACACTGGGGTGGGCCTTCGAGGGTGCGGACCTTCGACGTCGAGCACGGCACCGTGGTGGTCCGGAGCGAAGGCGGCGCCGTGGAGGCTCGACTGAAGCCGGCCTTCGAGGAAGGCGATGACGAAGGCGCCGTCATCGTGGAGATGCTCGGGGACGCGCTCCGCGAAGTCGGGCTCGACTGACGTTTCACGTGAAACGGACTGGGGCCGCCGCCGAAGGCGGCGCCCGGAAAGGGGGGATGCTATTGAGAATCAATATCACTAAGATCTGGGTTGGAATAGTTGGACTCATGTACGCGGCGTGGTTCGTCTGCGTCATCGTCGAAGCGATAAGTTACCCTACGGTAGGGTAGGTAATACAAGTTGGAGTGGTAGGAAAAGTAGCCCCTAGGACGTTAGTCCTAGGGGCTACTTGTATTTTTGGTGGGAAAAGTTGGAATTTTTGGATGGGTGGGTCGACTTGCATGGGGGGACCCAACCGCATACATTGAATCGATTTTTTCGTTACTGGAAATCATACTGCGGTATGATCGCTATAATAGGACCTGTGCACGACATAGTACTCATCGCCGACCACCTATTAGGGGCGCCAGCCGTAGGCTTAGGCGCCCTTATAACCGCTATAGCGACCCTCTATACGTCATTGAAGACCAATAGAAAGGTCCTTAGCGTAAAACAAGACATGGAAAACAACCATGGAAGCTCTCTAAGGGATGCAGTAGACCGAATAGAGTCCAACACCCAAACCCTGACGGATCTGGTCCACGCGCACACTCGTCAGCTCGACGATATCCAGTGTGCTGTGCGCAGACACGACGACGAGTTAAAATCGAGGCATGTCAACTCCACCGAGCCCACTGCCTCCGCAGCACCCCCTTGTGCGCATACGGAAGATATACAACGAAGCGACGATAACGCCTAACCCGACGCCGCCCTACGACTCGACCCTCCTTCTGACTCCGCCGCCTCCCCCCAAACCCAACCCGGACCAGCCCTTGGGCGCCACGGCGGCCAGCTTGGCGGCGCCTATACCGGCCTTAACCCCTCTGCTCAAGATAGAGCGGGTGCCCGTCCCTTCATCGGACCCCGACCCAACCAAACATAACCGTCTCCAGGTGGTGTACAGCCTGTCGGCGAACATCGTCACCCTAGCCCAGCTGCGTAATAAGGACAACACACCGCCGACCCCACAAAATCCCGACTCCAAACCGAACCCGTGGGAAGTGGGTTGGCTGCTGTGGTGCTTCAGCCCGGACCCGACGCACCCCTATGACCCGAGCCCGACCTCCAACTCGAACTTCCGCTTCTATGCCTTAACCCTCAAGCCCAACGGCTGGGAGGTCTCCAAACAGGACCCGAGTTACAAGGGCGGGCAGCGTTTCCTGAAGTCGAACGATGCAAAGGACCAGCGTAAGTTTCCCCCGCACAACACAACAGAACACAACACGCCTGTTGAAGCAGTCAACCCCTACTCCGTGCTGATAAAAGCCTGCCACGAATACCCGCTTGGGACGACCCCGACCGACTTGCAAAACGACATCGTGCCGGCGAACAGGAACTCGGAAGAAGGCAACAAGGCACGACTGACCCCCGCTAGAAACGTGTTCCACGTTTTCGTGGAATCCTCCCTGCTGACCACTGTCGTCGATGAAGAAAAGCCGCTGCCCCCGCACATTCCGGCGTTCTACGCCGAGGATGCCCGTGTGCGCTTCTCTCACATGTGGCATGCGACCCCCAAGCGTCCACAACTTCGACCGTCTCCGGCTGACTACGACCCGCTGGCCCTGCACGCGACGGGCTACCCGCCCCAGGGGGTGGTATGGTTCTAGGCATGGAAGAGAGCTACCCTGACAGGATGGAAGACTTTACGTACGCCGCCCGTGACGCTTACACGGCCTACACGAAGCGGGAACCGGGGAAGATGCCGTTGGACAACAGGGCCGCCCGAGTCTTCGAAGAGCACTATCGGCCGGCCCCCAGATCGCTGTGCGGGTTCAACCCGCCGTTTCCGACGCGGGACGGTGCGGCTATTTCGAGGGGCGAGGCTAACGACGAGATCGAAGAGTACTGTGCGCAGTCAGATGCGCTGCAGTCCCTGATCGACGCGGCGTGGCGTTCTACACCCGGCAACGACGGACCGCTTCTGCGCGGCTACCCTTCCGCTGTGCGCCACGTGGACGACGGCTGGGTGGAGTTCCATCTGCCCCACCGTGATTCACCCGCTGTGCGCCTTGAGCAAGGGGAGGGCTATGACTTTGCGAAGCGACGGAAGATCCCGGCGCACAGCCCGCGGCCGGACCGCAACTCCTTTGTGCCGTATACTGAGGTGAAGGCTCTTCTCAATAGTAGGAAGGAGACGGATGACGCAGGCTGACGTGCAGCGCAACGCCATAGTGGCGTGGATGGCGAAGCACGACGGTGACTTCGGCTACACGAACGACTACCGCCGCAAAGACCCGGAGCGCTACGGCTGGGGGGACTGTAGCTCTACGATAGCGCAGGCCTACAGGCAGTGCGCGGGGATTGAAATAGGCGAGCGGAGCTTCAACATCGCCGCTGACCCGGACGCATATACTGTGGCGTCGGCGACGTCGTGGAGGGACCTGCCCCTCAGTGACCTGAAACCGGCGGATATCATCTGCATGGGATGGCACTCTGGTGCTTTCGCTGGGAGGATAAGCCACGTCGAGCTCTACGCCGGCGGCATGTACACGTGGGGGCACGGAGGCCCGGGCAGGGGCCCGAGGCTGCACTCGCTGTCGGACCGGTCCCTGACGGGCTCGGCGACGATCATCATCGTCAAGCGCTACATCGGCGATACACAGGACAATGACAACCAAGGCAACACCAGTAAAGGAGACGAGTTGACACCTGACGAGCACAACATGCTCAGCTGGCTGTACGAGAACATCAAGGTGCCGAGCCAGGGCTTCGGCTACCCCCAGGCGACGCAGAACTCGATCGCGGAGCTGAAGGAGGTGGCTGCTAACCTGACGCAGGCTGTGGAGTCTATGACGGCGACGGTGAACAGGATCGCCACCGACCTGACCGTGCCAGGCTACGGCTTCGGCTACCCGGCGGCCTCCCACGCTGCACTGGAGGAGACGATCAACAAGCTGAACGATATCCAGAACACGTTGAAAAACGTGAAGAAGGGGGGCGATGCGAAGTGACTGCACAGGAAACACCCGCGGGGCCCAAGCACCTGGATACCCCCACGCTGACGGATGAGCAGAAGGCAGCGGCGTTCGCCGCGGCTGCGCACACCGTGGAGACGGGCGGCCTGCCCCAGGGGGACGGCGGCCTGGCGGACCCGAACCGGAAGAACGCCTACCACTTCGACGAGCTCGTTCCGACTCAGATTCAACATAAGGCGCGGTCGATCATCCGGACGTTCGTGGTGTCCTTGGTTGGCGTGCTAGCGGCATTCGCCGCGAAATGGGGCCTGACGCTGCCAGCCGACCTGGCGGATACGATCACGGCGGCCGTGTGGGGGCTGGTGACTGTGTGCGCACAGTGGCTGCTCAATACTAAGCCCGTGGACCGCTTCCTCCACAAGGTAGTGCCGTTCCTGGCGACCACGCCGAATAAGTGAAATAGCGCACAGTATAAGAAGGACCCCCGTCGCGTCCCATTCCGGGAAACGTCGGGGGTCCTTGTGTCTTCAGTTTACACGTCGGGTCGGGGTGACTAGCAAATCCAGGTTCTGCCCCACAGGCGGCAGGTGCCGTACCACCCGGCGAACATCCGTCCGATCAGATTCCATGAAAACATGTTTTCTCCTCTCTGTTGGGTTACTGTGCGCAACCAATGTACACGCTGAACAAACCGCTGTCAAGCCGCGATGAGGTTGAGCTGATGCTGGGTCCACGCGAAGGCGGCGAGGGCCGAGATGGCCCCGAGGGACGTGAAGGCGAGGGAGACCCAGAAGACGACGGAGCCGGCTTTGGGGAAGCCGCACCATGTGACGATGTAGGCGACGAGGGTCCAGAACCCCTGTGCGACGAGGAATGCGACGGGGACGGCGATGAAGTAAAGAAGCATGTGAAGTCCTTTCTCTAGTCCGAAGGTTCGATGGTCCGACTGTAACTCGCGTACGGGCGGAAGTCAAGTTTGCGCACACCAGCCTTGCACTGCTAGAGTCCTCATATCAGCCAATACGCCGCACACGAGAGGAGAGACATGATGTTTCACGTGCATTTCATCTGGGCGCAATCCACGTCCGGGATCATAGGGGTCAACGGGAAGCTGCCGTGGCACGACCGAGGGGACCTGCAGCATTTCAAGGACATGACGACCGGAAAAACAGTGATAATGGGGCGGAAGACCCGACAATCCCTGCCTCAGCGCAACAAGAAACTGCCTAACAGGACGAACATCGTGCTGAGCCGGACGATGAAGTCAACCAAATCCGTCAAGGCAGTGGCGAGCCCGTACGCGGCGATAGAGCAAACCCTTGCAGAGGGTCGAGACGAAGCATGGGTAATCGGCGGGCACGAGACGTTCCAGGCGTTCATTACAGCCCATGACCTGGATCGGCTACCGTTCAGGCTGGACGCTTACGTGTCCATTCTGTCGGTGGACGACGAGATCCAGCCGATCACCGCACAGGACAGCATCACATGGGCGCCTACGCTGGACGACCGCTGGGTGCTGCTGTACGACCACATGGCGGGGCCTAGACGCCGCCTGCAGAAGTATGTTAAGGTGTTCAGGTAAGCTCCTTTCTCTCAGGACCCCGTCGGATGCGCGCTATGCCCCGGCGGGGTCTGCTGTGCGCATGGTAGTATTCCTCTTAAGCCTGACTAGAGAGGGAGTTTCATGAGAATCGACGTTCAAACGAGCCGCTTAGCCACTTCTAACGGGTCGATTGCGACGCTTAGCGGCACGTTGCCCAATCTCGACCTGGACGTTGCGCTGGCCAAGAGTGTAAAGGCCGTGTACCTGACGGTGTTCTCCGGCGCGGCGGAGACGAAGGTTACATCACTGAGTACCGAAGGCGGAACGTTTTGCGTGACGCTGACGACGCAAGTCGAGCGGCCTACCGTGAAGGTGTGCGACCCGCTTGAGGCGCCGGTGGTGATCCGGTACAGGGGGCTGTGATGGCCGCGCCTAAGAAAACGACGAAAAAGAAGCCGGCTCAAACCAAGACTGCGGCCAAAGAGCTGGTGAAGAACGACCGGGATCGCTTCGCTATCCAAAAGTCAACCGGCGAGCTTGCGATGGACGACAGGCGACTGTTGACTCTCGCACAGGCGGGGGCCAGCCCATCCGAGATGTCCGAGGAGCTCGGCCTTCCGGCGGAGACGTGCCTTGCCCGTGTGCGAGCTATGTTGAAGCGCAACGACGTGTGGACGAACCTCGAACGTCAACAGATGCTGATCGCCGACATGTACGACTTGAAGACGCGCGCCTTCAACTTCCTGGAGAAGTGCTTCGAGTCGGACGAGATAGCAGCCCGGCACATCGAGGCGGTCAACAGCGTCTTGAAGCAGCTCGGGGACCGCTTGGATAAGGTGAAGGAGTACAACGACGAGGAAGAGGCGCGGGTGACGAAGCAGCAGACCCGGCTGATCCTCGAACTGGTGGAGGATGCCTGGGAGCGTGTGCGCACACGGATCGTCACGGCCTATAAGAATGGGGAGCTGCTCGACCCGGAGGCGATGGACGAGGTGTTCTATCAGGCGCTGAAGGAGGCCCATGCTAGTCAAAGCTAGCGCCGTCGATAGCGCTATCGCCACCGTCAAGGCGCACAGGAGGCAGGACAACTTCAAATCCGACCCTGTGGGTTGGGCTCAGTACATGCTGGGCACGGACGAAGGAACGCTGTGGAGTAAACAGCGTGAGATCGCTCGGGCGGTGGTGGATAATAACTCTACGGCTGTGAAGGCCGGCCATGGGGTGGGGAAGTCCCGACTTATGGCTGTGCTCATATGCTGGTGGGTGGACACCCGCTACCCGCACTGCTATGTGATCTCAACAGCTCCGTCGATGGCGCAGGTGCAGGACGTGTTGTGGCGCGAGGTGATGCAGTTGAAGGACATCGTGGAGCGGCGCTTCGACGAGGGGCTGATCGATCACAAGCTTCCGGGTCGTATCACGATGGACGTCCAATGGAAAGACGACGTGACGAAGCTTCCGCTGGGGCGCGGAAGGAAGCCGCCGGACAACTTGGGCGGCAACTCGTTCCAGGGAATCCACGGCGACGTGTTGGCGATCGGCGACGAGGCCTGCGGGCTCTCAGGCGAGTTAATCGATGCCCTGGCGAACATCACGACGAACGAGGCATCGCGGCGTGTGCTGATTGCAAACCCGACGGATCCGATGAGCTACCTGGGGAAGATCTTCAAGGAGGAGATGGAGAACTGGAAGCGCATGTCCATCTCGGTCCTGGAGAGTCCAAATTTCACAGGCGAGCCTATGCCGCCGAAGGTGCTGCAGAAGCTTACCGGGCCGTCTTACGTGGAGCAGAAGAAACTGGAATACGGGGAGGACAGCGCCCGGTTCAAGGCGCGCGTCCTGGGCGAGTTCGCTTTCGACATCGAGGATTCGCTGATTCTGCCTGGCGACGTGGAGAAGGCGTGTTTGACGGAGAGGGAGCGGATCGGCCGGCCCGTTTTGGGTGTGGATGTGGCGCGCTTCGGCGCGGACCGCTCGGTGGTGTACCTGTGCGTGAACGGGGTTGTGCGCTTCGTGGACTCGTGGGCGAAGACGGACCTGGTGCACAGCGCACAGCGTGTGCACGACCTAGCGCTCCGTGAGGGCGCACACGCCGTGGCGATCGACTGCGACGGTATCGGCGGCGGGATGTTCGACATCCTCAACTCATACGCTAACCGCACCTACGACATTTTGGCTGTGCGGGGTTCTATGTCGAGCCCGGACAGGGGCCGGTGGCACAACTACCGCTCCTACATGTGGGACTCCTTCAGGTACAGGTGTCGCACAGGCGAGCTGGATCTGGACCCGTTGGATATCGACCTGCACGACGAGCTGCTATCTGTTGGCTACTCGTATAACACGATGTCCGGGGGGCTCGTCCTGGACTCGAAGGACAAGCTGAAGAAGGACGTCGGCAAGTCTCCCGACTTAGCCGACGCGGCAGTGTACGCTGCTATAACGGACCAGAACATACGGGATGCCATCCAACAAGAGACCGTGTTCTCTGACGCGGGGGACATGATGGATGACGACGAAGACAGCTACCTAATGGAAATGGGGGAGAGTTTTGGATTCCAACGCATACTCGTTTAGCGACGAGGCTATCGCGTTCATCAACGAGGCGCAGAGGTCCTACCTCCTGGACGAGGGTGCCAACTGGGTCAGCTACGCCGACGACAAGGGCCTGACGCTGGCTTTCATCCATGAGGTTGTGCGCGGCCTGAGGGACATGGCCCGGGATCACCCGCTGCATAAGCGCGGCGCACAGCTGAGAACGAGTTACATCTTCGGGGATGATCTGGTGTTCAGCGACACCTCTGCGAAGCTTGACAAGTTCATCAAGTCGGAGTCAGCGCAGAGGACGCTGTTCTCCGCTTCGGCGATGGAGAGCCTGAACTTGGAACGGTTCTGTGCGGGGAACGTGTTCCTGTTCCGTGAGGTGCATACCGACAAGCTGACGCTGGTGCCGGTGGAGGAGATCGAGGAGATCGTTCGAGATTCGTTCGATTCGTCCGTCGTGAAGTATGTGCGTCGCACATGGACCCCAGACGGGCAGAACACGATCAGTCAGTGGTTCCCGACAGCCGAGTATAGGCGGAGCGTGCAGCGATTGAGGAAGCCGCCGAACACAGCCTACGAAGTGAACGGCAACTACGTCGTGTACATTCTGTCGTCGGGCAGGCATGCGGGACATGCGTTCGGTGCGCCGGATTCACTGGCGGCTGCCCTGTGGAGCGTCGCCTACTCGGGCTACCTGCGCGACAGCGCTAGGCTGTCTAAGGCCCTGTCGAAGATCGCATGGGCAATCGTCAACAGCAACAACCAGGGCAAACGGCAGTCGGCTGTAGAGATATCGAATCGCGGCGACGTGGTGGGCGCCACGGCGAGCTTGGGGCCCAATCAGTCTCTTGCTGGTGTGGGCGTCCCCAGCGCACAGGTGAACTACGGGAACGGCCAGCCGTTGGCGGCGCTGGTTGCAGCGAGCTTCGGCATCCCGGTCATCGCGCTGCTGTCGTCTCCTGGTGCTACGGGTGGATCCTACGGGGCTGCGACGACGCTGGATAGGCCGACGATCAACGGGTTCAAGCTGGAGCAGCGCAAGTGGCGTGACTTCTTCAAACAGGTGATGATGGACGTTGATCCGTCGGTGAAGGACGTCGACATCAAGTTCCCGTCGATCGAACAGGATCCCACCTACAGGGCGTTGCAGTCGCTTGCTACCTCTATGTCGACGGGCGCGATCCATCAGGACGAGTACCGTCAGGCTGTGCTCAACCTGCTCGCTGTGCCCGATATCCACGGCGACGAACTCCCAGAGCCGAATGATTTTCTGAAGAGTGGTAATGTGTCTGGTGGAGACGACGGCGATGCTGTGCGCGACCCTGTGGCACGCCAGGGCAACCAGGGCGCCGTTCCGGGCGGCTTCAACCAAGGAGACACTGAAGATGAAGATAAGTGAGAGCACGAACACCAGCGTCCTCAAGCCCATTAAGGGGACGCGCAAGTGGCTTGTGCGACTCATAACGGAGGGCCAGGGCTCTACCGGCGTGTACACGAGGGAGGCGCTTCAGGGCAGTTTCGCTGAGGCGTTCCCGGTCGGCACGCACATGTACATCGATCATGCGACTGAAGCTGAGACCGACGAGCGCCCTGAGGGCACGTTGACGAAGTTGGCTGCTGTTATCGCCGAGACGCCTTACTGGCGGGACGACCCCGAGCCGGGGATGTACGCCACGGTCGAGGTGGTCGAGCAGTGGGCGCCGTTCATCGAGCAGGTGGCTGACATCATCGGCGTGTCGATCCACTGCGGTGCGACCCTCGTACAGGATGATGACATCGTGACGGCAGGGGAGCCTTCGCCACCTGTGATAGAGTCGTTCATACCATCCCCTGTCAATTCCGTGGACTTCGTCACAGTTCCGGGCGCTGGCGGGCGCCTCGTCGAGGCACTGGAGTCGTTCAAAAAAGGAAATGCTATTATGGACGGTAGCAACAAACACAATTCCGAAAGGAAGAGAATGGACACTGAGTTCAAGGAGGCCCTTGAGGCCCTGGACACCAAGCTCTCCGCTCTCGTCGAAGCTCTCGCCGATAAGGCCAAGAAGAAGGACGAAGAGGACGAAGAGGACGCCAAGAAGGCCAAGGAGGAAGAGGAGGATAAGGCCAAGAAGGCCAAGGAGGCCATCCTTGCTCTCACCGACTCCGATCTCCCCGAGGTTTCCCGTGTGCGGGTTGCCGAGGCTATCGCTCGCGGCTATGACGCGAAGTCGATCCTTGACCGCGAGACCAAGCTCGTCGAGTCTATCCGCGAGAGCCTGTCGGGCGGCTTCGCCCCCGAGCATGTACCTTCCGGTAAGAGCGCCGACGACTTCGAAGCCGAATTCGCCAAGCTGACCTGGTAAGGAGGATACGCACATGGCACAGAATCACGTCAAGGGCGGGGACACCTACGAGGTCCAGGTTGACGCCGCCGTCAAGTCGGGCGACGTCGTCGCCGTCGGCAAGGTCGGGGCCGTCGCCCTCACCTCCGCCACACCCAAGGAAGACAACAACTTCTATTCGACGCTCGCATTTGAAGGCATCGCACACCTCGGGCTGGACGGAACCGTCAAGGTCGGGGATATCGTGACGATCGACGGCGCCACCGAGTCCGGCAAAGCCGCCAAGCCGGAGATCGCGGCCGACCCGAAGGGCAAGATCGTCGTCGGCTTCGTGCTCAACCCGCTGTCGAGCGCATCTACCAAGTACGCCGTCAAGCTCACCCAGGCTTGGCTCTAAGGAGGATATCTACATGGCGATCAACAAGAGGGAAGCCTACAAAGCGGGTATCCTGCTGCATAGGGCCCTTCACGCGGACGACATCCGTGTGCGCAATTCGGCCCGCAAGGACCTGAGCGAGGCCATCACCACGTCGGACCTGCCGGTCAACCTCGGCCCCACCATGAACAAGATCATGCAGGGCGAATACGAGCAGGTTCCGTCCAACTGGCGCGAGTGGGCCGACACCCTCGAAACCCCCGATTTCGAGACCGTGCCCTACTTCAGCTTCGACTTCACCGACGACAACGTTCCGGTCCGCAAGGACGGCAAGGGCTACGTCGCACAGGGGTTGCCCGCAGTCGGAGAGCTCGGCGAGTACCCGATCCTCGGACTGAAGGCGGAGCAGTTCAAGCTGAAGCTTGCCAAGGCTGGTGTCCAGATCCCGCTTTCTTGGGAGACGCTGAAGCGTTATGGTGCCGACTGGGGCTTGATTCCTCGGATCACGAAGGAGCTTGGCCGCCGTGCGGCCAACCAGGAGTCGATCGAGGCCGCCCTGCAGCTGGTTCAGCCTACTGGCCTGAACACGACGAACTTCAAGGCCGCCAACAAGAACGTCCTGGCAGGAAACCCTGAGCTGAGCATCGAGGCGCTGGAGAAGGCGTTCGCACAGCTGGCAGTCACCAAGTACAACGGCAAGCGGATCATCATGCCGACGAAGTTCAACCTGATCGTTCCTCCGGCTCTCGCCAGCCGCGCCGAACAGATCATGAAGGTCGTCGAGATCCGCCGCCAGAACGGCACCGAGACCCAGGTGATGGGTAACACAGTGTCCGGTAAGGTCGCGAATGTCTTCGAGGTGCCCGAGCTTGCGCTTATCGCCGGCGATTACGCCGACAAGTGCTGGTTCCTCCTTCCTCCGAAGGGCACTATGCCCCGCAAGAACATCGTCAATGTGTTCCTGGAGGGAGAGACCGGGCCGAAGATCTTCGTCGAGAAGACCACGAACAGCTCCGAACTGGAGGGCTCGTTCGAGAACGACGCCTACCGGACGAAGATCCGTCATCTCGTCAAATCTGCTTTCATCGCCCCGGAGGGCACTCTGGCCTCCAGCGGTGCGGGCGCCTGATAACGATACCCGACAAGGATGGAAACCCCGCCCTCACAAGGGGCGGGGTTTCCTGCAGACATAGGAGAAAGGAGCCGGTGTGGCGAAGATCACTGTAGATGAGTTGAAGCTTTTCCTGCCGGGTATCGACCTGGACGCTAAGTTGCTCGAACGGCTGTGCGCACTGTACACGAATGTGTTCAAGGCTGCGGCTGCCGCTTTGCGCGCCTACGCGGCGAAGCTCGTGTCGGAGGGTGGCGTCGAGAACGTCAAAGCGGACGACTTCACGCTGTCGGGCGGAGACAAGAACATCGAGGCGCTACTCGCCCTGGCTGACAAGTACGACGCACAGGGGGATGCGCTAGAGAACGGCGAGGGGCTCGTTCTCGTCCCGATGAGGGGGGACGACGTGTTCGAGAGAGCGAGGGAGTTCCTTGGCCGGTATCTCTGAGGGCCGTCTGGCGATGGCGGCTAAACGCGTTGAACGCTATATGGTTGATGAGGTGACGATCTACGATGGCAAGAACATCAAATATGACGCTAAGACTGACAGCTATGATTATGGCTCAGTCATATATTCTGGGAAAGCGCGTATACAGCCGATACGTCAACCTGAGGTAGCGAACGACCAGATCGCGCCCCAGACGACTAACCGTGTGCGCGTACAACTCCCACGCTCGACGATGTCGCTTAACATACCGATGGCGGCCCGCGTCAAAGTAATGAAGACCCAGGACACCCCGCACATGGCCGGCTACCTGATGACGGTTTCAGCTGTGATTGACGCCTCACAGTCGTTCGAGCGGACGATCATTTGCAACACGCCGATGAACAAGGCCGAGGTGTAGGTATGAAAATCCGCACGAAGATCGGGGCGAACAAGTTCACGAAGTACGCTAAGCGCATTCAGGACTTCAGGGAATACGACTTGTTCGCGAACGTCATCGACAAGCTGTCGGAGGAGATCCCGCCCGCGCTGCAGGACACGATTGAGAAGACTCCGTCCGCTCTTGTGCCCGGGAAGATAGGTCGTATCTGGACGGGGCACATGCACGATAGCGTAAGCGTCATCGTCCCGGACAACGTCACCGTCGAGTACGGATGGATCGAGGGCTCCAACAAGTTCGACGGAGGCTGGGACCACGACTATATCCTCGGCCAGGAGTACGGCGATGATAGAGTGTGGGGCATGAAAGCCTTGGAGAAGGTGGAGAAGCAGGTGAAGCTCGCCGAGAAGACCAGTAAAGAGGTTTACACCGAGACTCGCCGCATCTGGAAGTGGGGCAGGTGACGGATGGCCAAATACATCGATGACGTTATGGCGAAGATCCGCGAGCTCTCCGGGGTGCCGCCCCAGAGAGTCGTCGAAGAGGTGGCGCTGCCGGACTTCGACGAAGGCCAGAAGATGCCGTACATCGCCGTCGTGTTCGGCACGCCCGGGCATATCAGCCAGGCGACGAGCATCGTCTCTCAGCTCAACGACGGCTACCGGGTGTTCTTCCTGTGCCATGTGCGAGCGCTCACCGCACAGCATGCCCGCGAGATCGGCGAGCGTATTCTGTGGGGCCTGGTCGGCTTCGAGCCGGACAACAGCGGAGGGATCACGGTCCACGGCGGTCAGGGCTTGAACTACGCCGGAACCAACCACAAAGTGGTGCAGTGCGGCTATGAGCTGTACTGCTCTTTTATCACGAACCTCAAAAACCGTATTTGATAGGATGGTGCATATGGGCCTCTACAAAGACATGAACACCGGGGACATCGGAACGTACCCGGATGACTTCGCTCAGTTCTTCGGCACACTCGTACCGATAACCGAGGAAGAGCCTTGTAGCGACTGTTTCATTGACAACGACAACGAGAAAAGGGGGAAGCACAGTGGCTAACGAAGTTCGTATGCTTCGCGGCAACGTGACTATTCTCTTCGCCGCTCCTGAGGCATTCGCTGACTGGCAGCATCCTACGGCGGCGGAACTCAACGCACAGTTCAGTGCGACCGACAACCCGCGCAACCTGGTGTTCAATGTGTCGTGTGCGATTCTGGACGGCTATTCGCTCGGCGAGACCGACCCCGACACGGACAACACTCGAACGATCTGCGACATCTCCGAGGTGGAGAACCCGACCCTCGCCAAGTACGAGGGCAAGTTCACCGCACTCCGAGACGAGAGCGTGGACGACCAGGGTGTGTTCAACATGATCCGCGATATCACGATGAAGCCCGATATCACTCTGTTCATCGTGGAGCGCATCGGCAAGCGCCCGAACAAGCCGTTCGAAGTCGGCGATGTGTTCAGCATCTACCGCTTCCAGACCGACTACCCGGTCGACGGGTACGAGTCGAACGGCTTCATCAAGTACGAGCCGAACTTCCTTCAGAACGGCGCGTTCGTCCTCAACGAGAAGGTGGCCGCATAATGGATAAGAAAGTACTCTCCAACGAACACGTCAACGTCTGGGTTCTTCCAAAGGCGTCCGTGAAGGATATCAACGCTATCACCGTGGAGGAAATGAACTCTGCGGTGGCTATCGGTGACGCGATCAACTGGGATGACACGACGATCCCCGCCGCGAAGGCGTCGAAGGAACAGTCGTCCCTCTCTCTGCTCGACGCTGCCGGGTCTTCGTCCCGCGGAGCCGCACAGTACGAGGGCTCCCTCACCATGTACTACCCGACGAACCCGGACGACGTGAACAGCATCTATGCCAAGGCATGGAACATGTTCAAGAAGACCCGCGTCGATCTGGTTTTGGTTGTGCGCGGTGTCTTGAAGGGCCGTGAGCCCATCGCTGCCGGTCAGTGGTACTGCGCGTTCCTCATGATCGAGTCCACGTACAAGAACACGCTGGAGGGCGACAACCCGACTCGTTACACGGTGTCGTTCCTGCAGCAGGGCCAGCTGGCTGTCAACGGGATCTTCAAGGACAGTACGACGGCGATCACCGACACGGAGGCGCTTACGGTGTCTCTCAACGAACACCGGCCGATCCTGCCGAAGATCCACGGTCACCAGGCTCGTTCCGTGTGCTCTTATCTGTCGAAGGACACGTCGACGGTTACGGTGAGCCCGCTCGGCGTGGTGACCGGACTGAAGGCAGGCAGCGCAGATGTCATCGTCAGCCACCCCGCCTGTGCGAATGTGACAGTCAAGGTGACTGTGGCATAACGCACACTCCAGCGAATAGCACAGGGCGTCTCCTCTCCGCCCTGTGCTATTCTTGTTTACGACGTTATCCTAACGCCTAACAGAGAGGATTTCAAATATGGACATTTTCGAGGTGCTGTCTCGATCCAAGGCGCCGAAGGCTGAGAAGGTCGTGTACCTGGACGCCGAAGCGGTGCAGGATGTCGAACGGCTCATCAAAGAGCAGGCCGACGCTGACGTGATCAAGGAAGCGGTGAAGAGACGGGACGCCTCCAAGCTGACGTTCCACCTTCAGTCGGTGACAGCCGATGTGCGCGAAGAGCTGATGATCGGCATCGAAAGCGCAGACAAGACGAAGAACAAGACGAAGCGTGTGTCGGAGGCCTATCTGGCTCTCCTGTCGAAGACGCTGTACAAGATCGAAGACGCCGAAGGCAACGTGGATGAAAGGAAATTCAACTCCGAAGAGATCCGTAAGATCCTGAACGCACTGCCCGGCGAACAGTACCTGGGCCTGCTCGTGGCGGCGATGAACCTCCTCGGGGCTTCCGCCGACTACGACAATGCGGTGACGGTGGATTTCTGATAGACGCCCTCCAAGACAAAGGGGGGAGCGGCGCTCTATCGATGGTTAGGACGGCGGTGGACCTGCACATGAGGCCCACCGCCGTTATCTATAACCAGCCCGACCCTTTCGGGCATTGGACGGAACTGGACTATAAGCTTGTGTTGGCTTACAAGACGGTTAAGGACGAGACATGTCAGAAGTGTGGTAACCCTATCTGGCTATGTCATTCGAACGATCCTGATATAGCATGGCGCGCAGAGGATAGAACATGCTATGCTACTAAAGCAAGGATGATGCATGATTGGGTCAGCACACACCGAGCCACCGATCCGCCTCCCTATGAGGACAAGCAGAAGTGGGGCAAGGATACTGTGATGACACCGTATATGCCGGACTACGCGGAGCGAGACCTGCCCACGAGAATGGACTACTACAACAGGAGTGAGTGATGCCTGATATCAAGCAGACTATCGAGTTCAACGTACAGGGTACGTCCGAACTCCACGAGGCTGCGGAATCCATCAACACTATCGCACAAGCCCTTGACAACATCAAGGGCAAGGTCGTCGGAGCCGACATAGGCAAAGGCCTGGACGGCGCAGGCCGAGGCGGCCGAGAAGCCGGGGAGGGCTTCGACAGGGCAGGCCGGGCCGCAGAAGAGGCGAAGTCTCGCATATCCAACATGCGCTATGCCCTCTACGACGTGGCCGCCGTTATGCAGAACATTTCGAAGGCGACGATCGGAGCGTTCACAACCGTCGTCAAAGAGTCGATGGATTACGAGTCGGCTTTCGCACAGGTGAAGCGGACTAACGACATCGCCGGGAAGTCCGCAGACGAGCTGCGCGGCAAACTCGAACAGATGGCTGCCTCCGTCACGACAACGAACTTCAAGGACCTGTCGAACATCGCCGCCCTCGGCGGACAGCTCGGCGTCGCCAAAGAGTCCATAACCGACTTCACCGAGACGGTCGCAAAGCTGTCGGCCACCACCGACCTGTCGCTCGACAAGTCTGGTGAGACGATCGCGCGCTTCCAGACGATCATGGGCACGACAGGCCAGAACTTCGACAACATCGCATCGTCGATTTTGAAGGTCGGCGTCAACTCGGCTGCGACGGAATCCCAGATTGCCAACACCTCGACGCAGATCTCCGCTATGGGTAAGTTCGCTGGCATGACCGAATACCAAGTGGTCGGCCTGTCTGGCGCTCTGGCGTCGATCGGCGTCGCGCCCGAACTCTCCCGGGGCGTCATCACGCGTATGTTCACCCAGATGCAGAAGGCCATCCGGGGTGGCGGCGACGAACTCAACCTGTTCGCACGCGTGGCGGGCGTATCCGCACAGGAAGTCCAATCCGCGTGGGGTACGTCTAAGTTCAGCGATATCTTCGTCAAGTTCATCGCCGGGCTCAAGAACCAGGGCCAGGGCGCCATCGGTGTGCTCAAAGATCTCGGCATCAAGGCATCCCGCGACGTTCCGACGATCCTCCGTCTAGCCGAGGCGCACAAGACACTCGAACAGACGATGAAGGATGCCGAGTCCGGCTACAACGACTCGAAGACGCTCAACGATCAGTACCAGCAGATCGCGTCCACCACAGCAGGCAAGCTGGAGATGCTGAAGAACTCGTGGGCGAACCTGAAGGCGGAGATTGGCCGGTCCTCCAACTCGGGGATCGGCGACATGCTCGGCTCCCTTACAGGCCTCGTCACGGTCTTGACGAACCTCGTGCAGAACCCCGCCGCGCAGTGGGTTGCCAAGTTGGCCGGCGCATTCCTGACGGCCGGCGGCATTATGGCCGGCTACTACGCCAAGCAGGCTCTCGTGCTCGGAGGCGCCTACGCGTTGACGACGGCGCAGCGGTCGATGGGGATTGCGATGCAGCACCCGATCACGTCTATCCGCTCGCTCTTGTCGGCCCTCGCGGAGACGGTTAAACTCTACAAGCTCTCGACGGTCTCCGTCAACGAACAGACCGGTGCCCTCTACAAGAACGCCGGCGCCGCTCGGGGCGCGGCAGGCGCACAGCGGGCAGCGGGCCAGGCGGCCGCATCGCAGTCCGCTGCCGGGGCTGCTGCAGGCGGGGCGGGG